CTGATGCGCGGGGCGACGGCGGGCGTCGGTCCCTGGCCGGCGGTAACCACCGCCTCGACCCGGCGCACGATGACGCGGTTGTTGTTGTCGTAGAGCGGCTGCGTCGTGAACGCGCACACCACGGGCGCGGCCGCGTTTCCGAACTCGGTCTGGACGGTGTCGTCCAAGAACCCGATGGTGCCCGTCTCCGAGTCACCTACCAGTTGCTTACCGAACGCGTTCAGGTACGACAGGCCGCGGTACTGGATCTCCTGCCCGTCGAGGACCGACACCAGGTCGAACCACTGCTGCGTCACGCAGTCGTAGACGAGCGTCCGCTCCATCAGCGGTATCGTGAGAATATAGAACGGGTGACCGTTCCAGGTCGGGCTGCCCGCGGGCGAGGACAGGGCGTAGGTCCCGGTCAGCAGCCCGAGCTTGTTCGCGTTCGAGAGCACCGCCTCGACACCCGCCGTCGAGATCCGTGTGGGCGTCTGCCCGTTCCGGCGGCGGACGGTGAGGTCGTTCGCGACCCACATCACCGAATTGTCCTGCAGCGCGATGCTGTACGGGCACCGCGGGTGGACGCCGTACGGCATGTAGGTGTCGGAGGCGGCGCTGAACGGTGACCCGGTAGGGTTGCCCGTGTTCACGAACCCCTCCGACGACCGTGACCCGAACATCAGCACCTCGCGGTGGTCGACGCACATCCCGTAGAACGGGTCGGTCCCGAACTGTCGGTTGAACGAGGCCGCGGTGGTGAACGTGATCTGTGCGTTCCCCGAGACCTGGCGCCCGTCGTCGTTGAAGAACGTGTACGACCCGTTCCCATTGTTGTTGTTCGCCAGGAACACGATGTACGTGTCCACGAACCAGCAGTCGATGGCGCCACCCAGCGCCAAGAAGAACGAGCTGGTCAGCTGCTGCAAACCGCCGCCGCCCGAGAACGGGGTGTAGGTGAAGCAGACGTCCGTCCCCGGCACCAGGATCACCAGGCACGCGCCGTTGTCCGTCATCCGAACGAACCCGCTCCCGATGATACCGCTTGACGACCCGGGGACTAGCGTCAGAGCGCCGGCGGCGCTCAAGGTGTACAGGTCGAACCCGACCACGACGTACACGGCCCCCGCCATCTCCCAGATACCGCGGATCGGGTTCGTGAGACCGACCGGGGTGAAGTTCGAGAGCCCCGGCCACCGGCGGAGTACCGCCGGCTGCTGGTCCTTGATGTCGTCAGGCTGCGTCTGCTGCGCCGGCTCCGGGTAGCACCCGATCAACCGCTTCGAGCTGGCGCGCAAGTCGGCCAGCTGGTACGAGGCAATCGGGAGCGGTATCGAGGTCTGTTGCGCGCGGCCCATGCTCTACAGGCCCCAGCCAGGGCCTCCCCACGGGCCGCCTTGGCTGCGCGACAACTCCCCGAGGTCGCACTCGGTGTACTTCAGGTACCGCTTCGTGAGCCGGCGCATGGCCTGGAAAATCATGGCTCCCAGGTCGAACCCGTTCAGCGGGTCCGGGGACGACTCAATCGTGACGCCGTAGCGGGGGGCGATCCAACCCGCCAGGCAGTACTTCACGTCGCCGATGTCTTCGTCTCTGAGGGGCGCGTTGCTGTTCAGCTGCGCGGTAGTCTGCGGGTACCAACCGATGTTGCCCCAACCGTCACGCATCTGCGTGAGCATGTTGTCGTTCAGGATCGTCAAACCGTTCGCGGTCTGCGTCGGCGTGGGTTGTACCCCCTCGCGGACAACGCCGACAATCTGGAACGCTTCGGTTATGATCGCCTGGTTGGTCTGAGCCACGTCGCCTCTCTGTTGAATTCAGTGCCGTCTCTCCGAGCTGTCACGTCTAACTTAAACAGGAGGACGTTCTCCGTTGGCGCCTACCGGGTGAGGGCGGCGGCGCTTTTTCTTCTTACTGCACTCGAATCCACGTACGCGGATTGACCGCGGCACCCGAAGCCGGCTGGAAGCCGTTCAAGGTGTAGCGGAACCGGAGCGTAGCCGCGGCCGAACCGGCGCCGGCAGCGGCCACAGGGGTGAACGTGCCACCCACCGTGGTGGGCTGCAAAAGGCCGGTGTAGGTAAGCGAGTCGCCAGTGTTTGCGTTGATGGTCAGGGCAGTTATGACCTGTCCAATCGTGATCTCAGCAACAGCGCCATCGACAGGGTTCAAAGGCAGGTTGATCGTCAACGCGGCCAGCGTAGCGGGCGGTAGTACCACCAGCAAACCGGTCTGCATCGTGATCGTGCTGCCGGTCACCACAGTGGCACCAGCGTAGAAATCGAACGGAACGCCGACAACGTCACCGTGCCCATATCCAACTTGATAGTTAGTCATTTTCTATATTCCTATGGGTTAGGCAGCCGACGCGACTTCGATGTTCCGCACAGCCAGCTCGGGGTAAGCGAGCACTGCGCCGACAATCGAATCGAGGCGAGCCGGGAGCACGTCGTTCGACGGATCCCACTGTTGCGCGAAGCGGATGTTGTACCCTTCAAACGCTTCCGCAGCCGTCATCTTGACGAGGGGGCTGAGGTCGAGCATCGGGGGGTTCGCAAACACAATCGCGTCCCGGTACCAGCCGAGGGACTGCTTGATCAGCGCACCATTCAAGGCGGCGAGCGAGGCGGAGCCACTCTGACCGAAGACGCTGATCGCGGCACCGGCGGCCGGGACGTTGTCCACGTTTTGGTACGCGCCACCGGTGATGATGCCGGGAGCAATCGGGATCGCAATCGCGCCCGCCGTGTCGCTGATAGTTGCGGTCACAACGAACTGCTTCGGACGGCCTAGGGACGCCTTCGTCTCAGGGTCGACCTCGTTCACGCCCGCGATGCTGATCACGTCGCCAGCGTTCAAGGTCGTGAGACCCGAGGCCCAGCCGTTCGTGTTCAGCGTGAAGGTGGAAACGAACGCGTTACCGGCGCCCGGGTTCGACTGACCAGCGCCGTTGACGACCGGAGCCGACGTGGTGCTGAACGTGCCGATGACGTGCGTCGGGAGCTTCGTGTTACGGAAGCAGACGTAGCCCGCAGCCTTGTCCGCGATGACGCCTTCTAACCACTGGTCGGAAATCGTCGACTCGGGGTTGAACAGGCCCTTGTTGTCACGGACGAAGTAGCGCGACGTTTGCGGCGTGGCCGTGAACGTGCGACGGTCGTCTTCCGGCGCCAGGGCTTCCGTCAGGTACTGCTCGTTCTGGAGCAGCTGGTCGTAGGTTGCCGTGGTGTTGAAGGCACCCGTGAACTTCGGGACGTTGTTGACTTGGCCCGTGGTGAAGTTCTCGATGCCGGCCGCGAGGCGCGCCATCGCGGGTTCGAGCACTTGCTCTTCGAAGTTGTTCAGCAACATCGCGCGCTCCACCGAGGTGAAGTTGATGTCGACGCCGAGCTGCTGGTTGACCAGCAACGTGGCGAAACGCTGAACGCTGTTCTGCGCATTCATCTGCGGACCCGTACGGAGCGTGTACTGGAACGGCAGACGGATCGAGAGCTGTTGACCCAAGATGACCCCGTTGATGGGGCCGGGCAGCAAGCTCTGATAGTCACGGTTCGTGCGACCCGTGAAGTTGCTCTTGGCGTGCAGCAAGACGAGAGCCTTGCGGGCGACCCATTGAGCGGTGATGAGTGAGTTAGCCATGTATCCTTTCCGATTCTGTTTTTAGTTCAGTCCGCGTAACCTGCGTGCGTTTTCGCGGATGGACTGTTTGCTTCCTCTGTGCCGACGAGCGAACTCTTCCATCGACATGTTAGGGTCGACGATATCGCGCTCGCCCGGCCGTCCGCCGGCCCGTGTGGGTGTGGGGGGAGGAGGCGCCTTGGTGATGGACTTCTTTTGCCCTGTTTGCGCATCGGGCTTGGAGCTGTTCTGTTTGGACGCTGAAGTGTTTTCCGACTCGATCTTCGCAATCATCTTCCCGATGGTGATGAGCTGCTGGGCCGGGGACTGCTTCGCCGTCCTGATGGCGAGCGCGGTATCCTTCCCAAACTCATACAAAATGCGGGCGACGTGCTCCGACTGAGCCACCGCGATCCCTGCGTCGGGCGCGAGCTGGTTCGCAGCCAGCACCGGGTTCTCTGTCACGACCTTCTTGTAATCGGGGTTCGCCTTCGCGAACTTCTCGATCCGCTCCTCGACCAGCGCGCGGCGCTTTGCCGCCTCGTTCGCGCCGGTCTCCTCGCGAATAATCTCGCGAGCAGCGATCTTGGCCTGGTCACGTGACCACTTCTGCATCTTGGCCCGATACTTGTCGTTGTCGAAGGCGATATCCGGGTCGGCAAGATCCGGCATCGGCTCGTCTTCAACAACAGGAGGAGCAGCGGCAGCTGCGGCTTGGGTCTCGGTGGGTTTGCCACCGTTCTTCAGCCGCTCCAACTCCGCCAGCGCGTCTTTGAGTTGGGTCTGCATGTGCTTGCCAAATATCTTTGTGCCTTCCAGCAGATCATTCAGCTCTACTATGCGTTCCTCAGCAGACCCTTTCTTCGGGGCCGGTCGGGCGGCGGGCGCCTCGTCGTCCACCTCGTCGCCGGTCAAGTCCGTGTTGGGATCCGATTCGCCGCTGAGTTCGGCGGTTGCGGTGGACGGGTCCGCGTCGTCGTCCGAAGTCCCCTCACCCGAGTCGGTCGGGTCGCCGAGTGTTCCGTCTTCGTCGACGATTGGGGCGTCTTCGTCGACCAACGGATCCGGTGCCGCAGCTGCGGCTCTGCCACCCGGCGTGGCGTCAACGTTCTGGCCCGCGGCGACCGCAGCGACAGCAGCGGCGTCAGCGGCACGGGCCGGAGTAGCGCCACGGAACGGGTTGACCTTGTCGTCGACCTGTCTCTGCGGCTGCTTCTCGTAGTTCTCCAAATCTTCGCGTGAAAATCCCATGAATGTCTCCTAGTACACGACGATACGCTGTCGCGAGGCGGTCTCACCAGACGTTACAATCAGGCGGCCTTTTTGGCCTTCTTCGGTTTCGCAGCGGCCAGCGCCTTCGCGGCGGCGACCTTCTGCTCGTTCAACTCTTTCGTGTGCTTCAGCGTCAGCTGGTGCTTCTCGTGCATCCGCTGCATCTCGGCCTCGTGGGCCTTGGCAGCTCGCAGCATCTCCAGCTCGTGCGCCTGCTGGGCGCGCTGCGCGGCCTGCTGCGCCTCAGACATCGCCAGCGTCTGCTCGGTCTGGTGCTGCGCGACCTGCTTCTGCTGGTCGAGGTGGTGCTGCTGCGCCTGGTGCGTCATGTCCTGCAGGTTCCCGACGTGCTTCGCCGCCAGATCCATCTGCGCCGACTGCGCCTCGTTCTGGCGGTCCTTCGCGTCCGCGCCGATCTCGTGCGCGAGCTTGATGTTCGCCAGGTGCTTGCCAGCCGCTTCGTACCCGATCTTCTCCTGCTCAATCGGGCTGACCTTTGCGCGCGACTGCGCAATCTGCGCGTCCGCGGTCATCTTGGTGGTCTTGCCCTGCAGGAGCTGCAGCTCCAGCTGCTTCTGCTGTTCTTCCATCTGCTGCTGCTGGCTCTTCTGTGACCCGACGCCGGCCGCCTTCTCTTTCTCGGTCGGCTGGATCAGGCCCTGCTGGATCAGCGGGATCCGCAGCCGGTTCGCCATCTCTTGCGCGTCCGGGGAGTCGATGTTCTTCGCGATCAGGTCTTGGATCACCGGCGCCGCGCTCGGCATCGCCTCAGCGAACGAGATCAGCGTGTCGAGCGCCTCCTGGCGGGCCGACTGGAAGCTCGGGCCGATGGTGACCTCAACGTCATACGCACCCTTCGAGAGATCGTTGATGATGTCGCCGGTCAGCTCGTGCTCTTTGTTGATCTCGACCATCTTCTCGACGTTGTCCGGCCCGATGATGCGCTCGACGCGCTCCGAGTCCATGACCGTCGGGATCATGTCGACCATCATCTCCCAGGTCAGCTGCAGAGCGGAGTTGAACCCGTCGATGAACTCGAAGCTGCCCAAGTCCGAGCGCTTCGTGTGCTGCACGAGCGCTTTCCCGCTGACGCGGTTCATGTCCTCGGAGTTGCCGAGCGCCGGGTCGAAGTAGCCGATGGTGGCCTGAATATCTTGGATCGACATCTGCGCGAGCGCCATCGCACCCTGCGGCAGGTCGAGCGGCGGCGTGCGGAACGGCATACCGCCCTCCGCGTTCTTGTCGACGTTGTAGGGCAGATACGGGCGGGAGGCGACGTTCGCCTGGTTCCACTCGTTCTCGTAGCCCTTGATCATCGCCTCCGTCACGAGGTACGGCGCCTTCGGCAGGAGCGCGCTGCGCTCGATCATGTCCGAGGCACGGGAGTTGTAGCTGCGCTGCGCGTCCTTCGAGTGGCGGATCAGCGACTGGAACTTCTTGCGGCCCTCGATGTTGATGTAGCGCCCGGGGCAGCGGACGACTGGTATGCGCTTCCAGTCGTAGTAGTACGGCCCTTCGAGGACCGTCGACCCGTCGACCTTGACCCACATGACCTGCCACTTGACGGTCTTGCGGATCATCTTCTGGCCGGTCTTCTTGTTCACGGCGACGCGGGTGACGCCGTTCTTCTCGAACGTCAGGCCCTTCAGTTCGAGGTGCGCCTCTGTCTTTTTGAGGTCCTCGTCGTACTCGCGGACGCTCCCGTCCGTCATCTTCGCGATCATCTTTTCGCGCGGGACGCGCTCGAAGTACTCGGCGATCCGTACCTCTTTGTCGGTGTACCACCCGTAGCTGTCGCGCGAGATATTGATGCTCGCCATGTTGCCGTTCGGGTACAGGGCCTCGTACACCTCGTCCGAGATGCGCTCCGCCACGATGCACCGGTTCGCGTCGGCCGCGCACGGGTCCGCGCACTGCGGGTCCCAGATGACCGTCTGCGGGTTTGAGATGTTGATGATCCGCAGCACCTGGTCGAACGCGCCCTCGCCGTCGTCCTGCATGTAGGTGGGCATGATCCGCCACGCGCCGAACCCGCCAGCTACCGCGAACTTGAACTGCTCCTTGTATATCTGGTCCGCGCGGCTGCACTGCTCGATGGACCGGCACAGGCCGCCGAAGATGTCGGCGACCGCCTCAGACGCTCCGTCGGACGCCGGCCGTACCTTGCCGGACGGGCGCGTCTGGCGCATGTCGGCGACGACCATGTTCACCGGCTGCAGGCACCGGTTGAACGTGTAGCACGGCTTGCCGCGGCGGTTCTGCAGGACGACCGGGTCCCACTGGCCCTGCGCCTCTGCGTTGTAGATGAAGTTCAGGTCTTCCGAGTGCATGCGCCGGTTTTCTTCCCAGGCGCCCACACCATCGTCATAGAAATTGCGGATGCGCGAAAGCAGCGCGCCCTGGTCCTCGATATCAAACCCAGGCGTGTCGGGTAGGGTGCCGGATTGTCCCGGCACGTCCCCAACTAAATCCCAGTTGTCGCCTGAGTTCCCGCTCATTACGTGGGCATCTCGTCCACGATGGCGCGCTGACCGTCACCGACGAAGGCGCCGCCAAACGTGTTCGGTGGCAGGTACTGGGGCTGGCCGTCGTCCTTCCACTCGTGGATCGGTTTCTTGTCCTTCGTGACGCGGCCACTGTCCACGAGCCGCTGGTACCGGATGCGGACCTGGTTGCGGATCGCGTTGTTCTTGAAGTTGAACGGCGCGACCTTGCCCTTCCGCTCGATGACGAGGTTGTTCATGCCGGAGGTGATGTGGACGGTGTACGTCCCGAGCTGCACCTTCCGTCCCGTGGAGTCGACGCGGCGAGGGTCCTCGTCCTGTTGGCAGTCTTCGGTCGTCTTCCCGTCGGACGTCAGGATCTTGCGGAAGCGCCACTCCGTCACCTTCACGGTGTCGTGCTCGGTGACGTGCTCAACCTCGCCGGTCAGCTCGTTCTTGCGCTCGACCTTGCGCGGGACTTTCTGCTCTACCTTGTGGGCCTCTTGCTGGCGGAGGCGGATGCCTTCCTCTTGGTTCAATTTCAACGTAACGCTCATGTGGTCTCACCCTCGTTTTTTGCGCTCTTGGCGCGTGCAATTAGAAAATTCACCATTTCGTGGCTGCGTCCTCTCAGCTGGTCCATCATCTGGTTGATCTCGACGCAGTTCTTTTTGTACCCGTAGAACCGGACCTTCTTGCCGCTGACGTCGACGAGCAGGAACACACCGCGGCGGCGGAACTCAAGCTCCAGCGTCTCAACCGGCTTCACCCACTCCATACGCCGCCCGCGGTCACCATCTCTGGCGCCCACGCAAACCACGGGAGGCCGCCGGCATGGGCGGGCGGCGCCACAGCGACGTCGAATCCGCTCATCACGTTGTAGCGCGTGGCGTCCATGAGGTGATCGTTCTTCTTGACGATATTGCCCTTCTCGTCGCGACGGTACAGGCGCACTTCTTTGCGCCAGTTCGTCAGCGTGTTGAAAATCCGCAGTTGCTGCGTCGAGAGCATGTCCCAGGTCTGCACCAGACCGGTCACAACTGTGTTGTCTGCCTTGCTCACCTTGAGGCCGAGCCGGCAGTACGTGTCGATCAGCAGTTCCCCGTCCGTGCCGCGGGCCTTCTGTGCGGCGGGGTCGATGACGCCATGAATCCACGGACCGCGGCGGTTGATTGCCGCGACGTGCACGGCCGGGTCCGCCTGGCCCCGATAGTATTCATCGTACGCGACCGCTGGGTACCGTGTGGCGCCCGAGCTGTCCCTGAAACCGTTGTCGATGTCCCACGCGAACCAGATCACGGCGGTGCAGTTCCAGCCCGGGTCCATTCCGTACGAGCGCGGCCAGTGGGCCGGGATGTCGAAAGGCTGAATCAGCATCACGTCCTCGGGGACCGGATAGATCGCCCCGGTGCCGTGACCTGGGATACCAGACTTACGAGCCTGCAGCTGCCACGAGGGCACGCCCGCCAGGATCTGC